ATGGACTGTAGTCATTGTACCTTGTTTGATACCAAAGTTCTTCAATAAGACTTTTAAAATTGGTGTCAAGCAAGTAGTGGTACAAGATGAAGCAGAAATAACATTGTTCTCTTGAACTTTATAACTGGTTTCATTTACACCATATACTAATGTAGCATCAACATCTTTGGCTGGTGATGTTACAATAACATTCTTTGCACCAGCTTCTATATGTCCTTCAAGATCATGTTTACTTATAAACTTACCTGTCGAGTCAATTACAAAATCAACATCTAATTCTCCCCAAGGCAATTTAACTGGTGTTTTTCTATCAAAGTTTGGAATTGTGTGTCCATCAATAATCAAGTTATCTAATTCATAACTAATCTCACCCTGATACTTACCATAAACTGAATCATACTTAAACAAATGAGCTCGAACATCAACAGTCGTTCTAGCATTGATAGCAACAATATTGTATCTGTTATCTGATATTAATTTACGAACTAAATTTCTTCCAATCCTACCAAAACCATTAAACGCTATATTAATTTTTTTCGGTTTCTCCACCATAATCTCTCCATTTCAAATCCAGTTCATCTTTAAAACATTTAAAAAAATATTCCATCTCACAAAACCAATACTTTTTATATTTCACACCATAAGGCAAAGGAAATAATTTATCACCCAAATATTCTGTGTTGAAAAGAACATACTGTCCCTTTCTGGTTATCTTAATAAACAACAACCATACATCTTTCTCTGATGTTACATCATGCTCTACTTGTTCTATCCAAGTATCTAATAGTTTAATACTATTCTTTGCTATCAGTTGATGGAAAGGAAACTCTGCATAGTTCTTACACTCAGCCAAGAAATAAGGATACTTTACTGGTGGGATAATATCACCACGCGATAACTTTATTTGTTCCTCAGAAAGATATTCTTTTCTGAACTGATTTGAGCCACCGATGAAAGCACCAGAACCCGGAACTCTAATAAATGAATCAACATATAGTTTAGATAAAAAAATACAAACATCACGTTCCCAGCTCTTGCCTTTGTTCTTTGACTTACTACTCATAAATGATAGCCAGTATCGCTATCATCATCTTCATCCCATTCTTCTTCTTCATCAACATCTCTGCCATAAACTGGATTGGCACAAAATGGACAAAACTTAGGCATCATATCTTCTTCACATTCCATAACAAATGTATGTCCACATTCTGAACAACCAAATCTTTTCTCGACCTCATCCATATTAATTCTCCGATTGAACGTCAACGATTTCACACTTATCACCTGTACAGGCATATTCTTGTGATCCTCGTGTATGATCTTCTTGTTCGTATTTAGACAATTCATCCCAATCAATTTCTTTTGGCATACTCTTTAACATTTCTTTATACTCTGCTTCAGTACAATCTTGATAAGGAGCTTGTTGATAAGAATGGTCTATGTGTGGTAAAAAAGAAATACCAGAAATCATATCAAAGTTTTTAAATACCCATGCACCTACTTCAATCCATTCGTGTTCCCTAACTGTTATGGTAACAGATGGTTTATGCTCACACCAATGTTCTTGGTATAATTTCCAAAACTCTAGTTGCTCCAAAGCAGTTTTATCTTTACGACAGATTGCCCACTTGGCTGTTTTAATTGGAAAAGAAAATACCCATGTATGTTCTGGTTTAGTTACATCAGATTCATGTGGAATACCTTTCTCTACCATAAATTGACAAAGAGGATCTTTCTTATCGCCTCGTACAGTTCTAATATAATATGGTGAATGTCGTGTATGAATACCAGATGATGCATCTACTAACTGTGAAACAGTACCAGATGGTTTCACACAAGTAATAGCTGCAGCTGGATTAATACCAAGTTGTTTAGCAACTTTCTTATTTGTTTCGATTGCAATATTTTTTAAATAATTTAAAGTACCAGAAAGTGGCCACTCCTTTGGTTCTTTTGTACCATTAGTATATGCATTATCCATAATACCAGTTAATGATACACCAAGCAATGCTTCTTCCTCACAATTCTTTTGCCATGTCTTAGATAAGTAACGAAAGTTTGTTAATGTTGCTTGCCACGTTCCAAGTATAGATGCAAGACGAACCTTTTCAGCCAATGTTGCAGGAGTATCATCTGGTCTAATAACAATCTCTGTTAGATTACAAAACTCTGCATCTCTCAATATAATCTCTGAGCAAGGATTAGTACCAAAATTATGATTAGGATCTCTGCGATCACCAAGTTTCTCGACTTGTTTTTTTGCAGCCATTCGATTAAAGATTCCACGCTCCCCCGATTTGGATTCAATTAAATTCATCCATTCTTTAAGAAAAATATTAACATCAGGTTTCTCTGTATAAACAACAGAGTTGTTTGACAGAGATCGTTGAGCTTCATCCAACCACCATTGTCCAGACTTAGCTTTTCTCATTCGTTCATCTGTAAGATTAGAAAGAGAAATCAAAGCAGACCTACGAACACCACCTACCACAACTATCTCTGCAATCTTACACATCAAATCGTGACACTCAATAGAAGATAACTTTCTTCCCTTTGCACCTCTGAATGTATCTATTGTAAAACGAAAAAGATTATCCAATGGTAAAGGACCTGATGCTCTTCCACCAAAAGTTTTTAATCGTTCACCAGCTTTACGAATCTTTGTCATATCCCATTTTGGAATCTGTCCTGCATACAACATAGATATTAATTCTTTATATGCTTTTGCCCAACCAATCTTGGAATCAGCAACATGGATAGTTGTATCTGTATCATACAATTCATCTGCTACCAACGGAAGTTTCTCAACCTCTCTGCGTTCTACAGAAAAACCTACACCAGTTCCACACATCAAAATAAATAAACATTCATCAAAAGCACTCTTATGATTAACAGCTAAGTATGCACAATTATATCCTGCAACATTATCTCTAGTCAATGCTTCACCAGCAGTCATCAATGCTCTCATAGAAGGCATGATCTCTAAATTTAATACAGCTGTTTCTAATTCTTTTCTATCTTTCTTAGCTTTACTGCCAAGATGATTTTCAAAGAAATCAAAATATCTCTTTACTGTTTCTGCCCACGTTTCACGTTTATGTTTATCTTCTTGCCATCTTGCGTATCTACTTTGATGTATGAATTGTTGGTATGTTGTTGGTAATTTCATTTATCTATTTTCTCCTCTAGTTCTTTCCATTCTCGTTTGCTCATATCAAAATCTTTCTCATTTAAATCCTTAAGTTTTTTCTTAATCACATCCCATTCCATTCTACTGAGTGACATACTATTTAGACTGTAATCTTCAAAGGCTTCAGTTGCTAGTGGAACCTCTGGTTTCACCATCTCAAACATACACCTGGCATAATCTTGTATTTCTTGTTGGGCATGGTCATCCATTCTCAATCGGCAAAAATGAAAAAAGTTGTGCAAGTCAATCTTCCAATAACATTCTGTATAGTTCGATACTGGTAAAACTGTTCTTGCCAACTCTCTTGTTAAGCCACCATGTGGTGTTGCTTCATTACCGATTAAGTACTTATAAGCCCAGATAGCTTTATGTGTAGCTTCGTGTATTTTTGATTTATAACCCTGCAACCAAGCAGGAGATAGTTCACCATCTCTCCCTTGTTTATTAGTTTGAGATTGTGGTTTTAGATAGTTATCGCTTGGTTCATAACAATCATCTGTCATTATAGAGTATCTACCAGAGTACTCATTTAATGATGCTGTTCGATGCCTCACTAACTGCCTCATAATAAAGATAGGAAGCTTGAGATGGAATTTAACTTCTACCATCTCAAGTGGTGAGGTATGTTTATGTCTTACTAGATAACGAATTAAATTTCTATTGTCAGATGCAGTCCGAGTCCCCTTTCCATATGAAACTCGAGCTGCATCAGCAATATCTCCATCACTACCCATTATGTCTATAAATCTTACAAACCCATGCTCATGTATGCTTTGCTCTTTTATTTTCATTATAATCATCTCCAAAAAGTACTATTTTCATATCTTCAAATGCTTTCTTTTTATACTCTGCTTCACTTCTAGTCCATGATAAGCTTGCTGCTGTATTCTGTTTTTCTCCGTAATGGTTAATCATATCAGTTAAGTAATATTTGGTTTGTTCTTCCGTTAAAAGCATTCTGTCCTCCTAACATTTTTTCCATTGGGAAAGTTGAAAATCTGCTTGCAGGTCTGAATATGTATTATTATCTATAATGTCAACAATTTGTTCTGTTGTCATTCCGTTCATAACCATTTCATTAATGTCCTTTTCAGTCACACTATCAGGCCAAATACAAACACTATAACCATTTGCTATTACCTTCTTTAATGCATCTACTATTTGAACATTCCTCCTTTCATTGTCTAATACAATAATATTACTAAGTTTTAATTCTTTAAAATTTAATCCTGCCGATGCTAAACAGTTTGGTAAAAACAAACTGTCTAAAGGTCCTTCCACACAATAGATTTTTTTATTATGGTCAAGACGTTCTTGGCCGTAGACTAAATTTTCAACCCCTTTCATTTTTATTGTTATGTACTTTGACTGTTCATTAGGATCAAAAGAACGACCCTGATAACCAATCACGTTACGTTGCTCATCAAAAAATGGTATAACCAATCGTGGTGCATCAAACTTTAGTGAACTAAACTTATTTGGTATAATAGTATTTGTCCACTTCTTAAATTCTTTACATAAGTATAGGT